TTTCGAGGGAATCTGGACTCGGTATTCCAAAGTTGTTTTGGACTCTAGGTTGAGTGCTCCTGTTTTGGTTTTTACCAGAAAGGACTCAACTGAGTGGAAGGGACTTTTTGGTCTGGCGTCACCCGTAAGGGTAACCGCGCAGATCGATTGGGTCTCTTGTAATCATATTCGGCCGGCAAGCTACCTTCATATCTTATGATAAGAAAGATAGGGTAGGTCTACCAGGATATACGTTTTCTACTGCTTCCCCCTAAAAGGGAACAAGAGCCAAGTAGGCACTATTGGTATCTCATTGAGAACCATACAGTAGGAAAGTATATCTCCAAATAGTAAAAACAATTTTTATGAATAAAAAAAATGATACATTTTTTCTATCCATGAAGACTGCTTTTACAGATTACTTGATACACGATCGGTTGATCTCTCTTAACAATTCGGTTGAATTGTTAGCTTTATTCCGGAGATTGGGGTGGAGATTACTCTCTGCCGCAATCCCTAGAATAGAGAAGTCTACGAACCGCTTGACACAGCTTTATAATTTTGGTAAGTATATTCTCCGTATGCGTAAGCATCACGGGGAATTAACTACAATAAAATATCTAAAGGCATGCCAACTCTCAATCCAAAAAGCGATAGCGAGGGACCGGATTCGATCTCTGAGAGATATCGAACCCGATTTGCCGCTTCCTCGTTTAACTAAATCTGGTCTCCCAAGGTATATTCCATTGGGTGACAGAAGGGCTATCCTTTCGGGTAGTCCTTCAGTGATTAGATGGTGGTTGACAATGTACAGTGTATACCGTATATTACAAGCGCCATCGAAGTTAAAGTTGGAAACAATAGTCCAGCCCTTCACGGGTTCTGAGGATCTCTTGATGCGTGCTTCTATGGAGATTAAGGTTATTGCCTTAAGCTTTAAGAAGTTTGCACCGAAGGCCTTAAAACCTGCGGAGGTCAAGCTATTGGAGACGGCGTCTCCAGCTTTTAAAGTCTCTTGGACAGGGTTCATTCATGACTATATTTCTTTAGGGATTTATGGTCTCGATGTTCCCTTAAAAGTGATTTTAAAGGCAAGTAACTCAGAGGCTCTACTGCGCCTGATAGGTGCTGTGGAGTCTTTGTTTCAAGTTACTTCTTTAGTCTCGGTTTATACTTCTAGCTCAATCGGTAATCCATTTTTTAAGTGGACCATCGACCAGGTTAGGAGTATGAACCGGGTAATGGGCTTGCAGCCTGGGAAGATTTCGGTCTCTCCAGTCGGTCAGCTCAGTACTAAAGTGGAGGCTGCAGGAAAGATAAGGGTATTTGCTATGGTTGACGTTTGGACTCAATGAGCTCTTCGTCCGCTACACTTGTATCTGTTCTCTTTCTTGAGATCATTACCAAATGATGGGACCTTTGATCAACACGCGTCTGTGAAAAGATGTATGGAAAAATCGAAGGTTGCTGGAAAGTCATTTGGTTATGATCTATCTGCTGCCACTGATCGGTTACCAATTTCACTCCAAGTTGATATTTTATCAGTTTGGTTCGGGTCTGAGTTCGCTCAGGCTTGAAAGAAATTGTTAGTCGGTCGTGATTACATCCTGAAACCTCAGAAACCTGACACAACGTGGCAGGCCTTGAAGTATG